TATCACCACCCGGTGGACTCTACGGTATAAATGTTATTTGCTCCGGAGGCTGGGCTCGAACCAGCGATGGCGCTTCCGCGCAACAGATTAACAGTCTGCCCCCTGCTACCAACTCGGGTACTCCGGAACAAATAACACTTAACATTTTGGCGGGGGTGGAGGGATTCGAACCCACTAAGACCCAACTTCAAAGGCTGGTATGCTTCCCGTCGCATCTCACCCCTACAAAATATTACGCTGGTATTTTTCGTCCCACAAGAGGGAGTTCATCCACCAGGCCGCCCTTTTTACAGATGTTTAATGTGCCTGCCGCGCCCGCGTTGCGCCACACATACAGCAATGAAAAACCCCAGTCGCTTTGGGCTTCTGGGGTCTTTGTTGGAATCTGTTGTTACTTATTCATCCCATCCTTCACCCAAAAGCCGTGCGCTATCAGAGTTATTATCACTCTGATTTTGCTGATTGCTTTGGTTGTTGAAATAGGTTTTCATGTTCATCTCTTTGTTTAACTGTGCATCTAATATAACTTTATTTATACCTGCGGTCAAGCATTTTTTATTATTTTGATGAAATATTTTCTAACCGCTTGATTTTACAGATCATCGTCGTAGGGAACAGGGAACCATCCCAAGCGTTTTAGATCATCACGTATTTCATCAGTAACTACTCCCTCGCCTACATATCCCTGTGTAAGTTTATCATCGCCAATACCACTGCAATACCACGTGAGGTAATCACCTTCTTCGCGCAAATCAGCTATCAAACCACCGGCACTGCGCCAAGTATAGCCACATAATTCGCCCTTTAATATGGGCCAAGCTTCGGCTCGTTGCCACCGCATATTACAAAGAGATGCATAAAGATTCTGCGCATAGGTTTCGCTGGTCTTCACTTTGTTAACCAACCACTGGCATTTTGCCAGATCATCACCTAAATTATATGTCTCCATCTTTACGATTCTCACTGTTATATACGTTAAAGGAACCACCGGGATAACGCGCTTCCAGTTTGCGCACATTTTCTGCAATGACATCATTGGGGTCAAGATTTAATGCACGGCAAGCATTGACCCAATACCAAAGAAGGTCGCCCAACTCACGCTTCATGTGGAATACGTTTTCTTCGTTGAGTGGTTTACCCTGAAAGAAGATCTTTTTGGGAATTTCAATGAACTCGCCGGATTCTGCTGCAAGACCCAGGCATGCGGTAAGCAATAATGGAACATTGATATTCGGTCCATGCTGACCATTGTCATAGTTAGCATCCAGTTCGTCACAGCGATTCATAAAAGCTGTTAGGTTATTACTGGGCTCGCTAGTTACTGCCTCCACAAACTCTTTGTATTTTTCTAGATCAATCTGCACTGCATTCTCCTTTTAGTAATTCTATTAGGTCATATACCAAAAAATGCCAACGTCCATATCCACCTGCGGTTATTTCTACATTTTTATAATACCGTTGTAAAAACTCTCGAACATTATCATACCCACCCAACAGCGGATTACCATCCTTTGTAATCACAGTTACATAGACACGTGAACCGCGTCGGCGCCAACTGATCTTCCAATTCATGGCGTCAGCTAACTCGCGTATTTCTTTTACTCTTGGTTCGTATTTGCTCATTCTAACCAATAGGGCTGACTAATGCAACCCTTTATTCCTTTATCAATAGTGCCATTTAACCAATATTTTGGTAAAATATCGGATAGTTTTTTGATACCATTCATATAATTTGTGGCACTAATTAAATGATGCGGGTTTTTTAAAAACCAAAAATCTCTCTTACTGAAAACTACGCTGGGAGATTTGTAAATATTGCGATTCATAAAACCATATAAGATTTGATGAACACCATGAGCTGTGAGATAATATATTTTACCGTCTATTTCGGTTGTGCCAAAGTTACCATACACCGGGGTGTCACTAAAATAAATAGGATCAACTTTCGCTGACTTTAGAAAGTTGATAACTAGATGTGCTTGTTTAATAATTAGTTGCGGCAGGTCTGGTGACCAATAAAAAAGTTCGTTATTTTCCCAGGATCTATTTAGTCTTTGTGTTCTTGGACTAACCACACTATCGATTAAATCTAAAAATTTAAGACAATATTTGCCTGATTGTTTATAAATCCTGGGTTTTTCGCTGCCATATAAAAAACACATCTTTTTGCCACTATCAATAATATCTTTAAATTCAGGTGTTAATTCCCTAATAAAGCTTCTGGCATAGTTATTAGGGCTAAACATTCCGTTCATGTCATATAAAAAATCAAATTTTATATTCTTGTCATTATAAAGTTTATCTATAATATATGTCAAATCAACTAATCGATGCTTAACTGTAGGATCTTTTTTTAAAATTGACTGTACTTGGGGGATTGCATCATGATAAATCTCTCGATTAAAAAAGGTGTCATAACTACCATCACCATCCTTAGCCCATAAACTTAAAATTTCATCCAAATGAATATCATTTTGTATAAAGGTATTCAGTACGTTTTGACTGTCTGCACCGCTACTGTAAAACAAAACTATGTAGTCGTATTTTTCACGGATTTGCTGTGCTCTAATTTTGTACAACTCGGGTAGCGATAGATCGGGCTCTTTAGTCCAATCGTATGACCTAAAAACTTCATCGTTAAAATGCCAAGACGGGTGTATTCCAGTTTTGGTGTGTAACTCAATGGCTTCTAATTTGCTATAGGTTTTGTAACCACCTACCGTATAATATCCAAAGATATCAGGGTTATTTAACGGCATTGAGGACATTTTGCCATCTACTGTGAATTCGACTTACTGCATTTTGACATTGTTCTAAGTCATAACTTGTGTGTTTAACAGAAATTTGTTCTAACTGCGCAGTCATTGTATTAGATGCCATTATTTGATTTAATTTCTGATTTAACTCTAGTTTTCTTTGGACCGACATTTTCGTATTGCCGAAAACAAATATCGTGGGAGTTACCACGACATTTTTATATCCTAGTTCATGAAATGTTGGCGCAGTTGGAAAGTCACTTTGACGTTTAAGAGAAGTCACTGCAACAACATCTATTGTTCCTCGATTAACATGTTCCTTTCCAATTGGAGCAAATTCCATTAAAAAATTAGTATCTCCGGCCAAGAATCCAACCAATGCGGGGGCAGCACCTCTATAATTTATGTGTGTGACGTTTACATATTGTTTTAATAAAGTGCTTGCAAGATTAGCAGTAGAACCAAAGCCACCATCAGCAATGGTCAAAATTTCGTTGTTTTTTGGTGGGAAATTTGCTTTTTTAGATTTATAAAGAACTAAGTAAGTTTCACCTATTTCAGCAATGCACGAAAAGTCTTGCGGAAATGTGTAGAATTTTTCGGTAGCAAGCATTGGTGCAATCATAATAGCGTCACTGTGTAACACTACCATATTTTCTAATTTATTTGTTTTAGCTACTGCATTTGCCCCCACAAGCCCACCAGCACCTGTGATATTTTCCACGATAACATTGGGTATTTGCAATGCTAGCAGTCTTGCCAACCTGTCGTTGAGACCACCAGCAGCGAATGGTACCACAATTTGTAGGTTATTTTGTGCATGCAACGGCGCGATAAAACCAATAAATAAAATTAAACCAAAAATACTTCTCACTTGCTATCCTTTTTGATACCAAATTTTGCGTAGACCTTTTGCACTGCGATGCTTTGATAATAACAGTCAGCCAGTGCATTGTGCGCTTCAGTTCGCATCTCTCGTCGCGGATCCCAGCCAAGGCCAAACAGTGTTCTACTGTCACGTATTTGATAATACTGCCAGGGATAGGGCCGCTTCAATTGACTTAGTAGATTCTCCAGCATAGCTATATCAAACACCGGGCCCTGCGCCCATATATTGTCAACACCTACTAGGAATTTGCATAACTCATCCAATGCTTGATTTATGTCTGTGCGATCCTGTTCCTGCATAGCCTCATCACGAATGTGGTCGGGCTGTTGCCGCCACCACTTTAGTGTGGCATCATCCACAGTTCTGCCCAGAGCTAACTGCTGGTCTACATTAAATCTCACATAATAACCAGGGCCCGGCTCACGACTGCTATAGGGGTCAAACTTGATAGCACCCAGCGTCAATACAACTGACGTGGGCCTAAAGTCCAGAGTTTCTAAATCGATTGTTACATCCATCGTGTATTATACGACGTTTTCTGGATCTACGTCAAAATCAATTTGATCAGTTGCGTTTTTGAAAAACTCAGCTTGATATACTCTGCGCCTAAGATCACTGCTGCTGAAACTATGATCTCTTTTGTTGTAATAAAGATCAATATTTCTATGTTCGCAGATCTTTTTACCTGTAAAGTCCTTATCCTGATACTCTACACCCAGGATCCTTATATCTATGGGCAAAGTCAGTAATAGGTCTTCTAGTTCTTTTTCCGTGTTGTAAACCCAAATTTCATCCACATACCTGCAGGCTTTAAGCTGGATTTGTCGTTCAACTACACTTTGCACTGGGCGATTCTTTGTGGGTCTATCCGCAGTGGGATCGTTTTGTAAGCCACAGATCAAATAATCGCATTGTTGTTTGGCTTCATGTAACATGCTTATATGCCCAGCATGAAGCAAATCAAAGGCGCTGGCCGTAAAGCCAACACGCTGTTCCTTGCCGTTTTGAATAATCATGTATTGGGTTCTAATTTGATGGACAAAGGAAATCCATTGTTGCGAGCAAGCATAGTAACTTCTACACCTTTTTGCTCTGCTATCTCATAAGGCAATGTTGCAACAACCGCACGACCTTCAGTGTGCACACGCATAGTTAATTCTTCTGCATGAGGTTGATCATGGTTAAAAATTAATACTAACGTTTCTACAACAAAATCCTGAGTAGTTACTTCGTCATTTTCGTAAATTACGTTAAAATCTACAGGAGGGGTAACGGTTGTATCGACTTTAATCACTTCTTTAATTTCTACGCTCATAGCCTTTCTGCCATTTTAGTGTGGGGGATTTTACTCCCCCACTGTATTTACACCGCTTATTTTGTTTCAATAGTGATCTTGCGAGGTTTCAAGCCTTCTGGCACTAAACGTTCTAGTTTAATGCTCAGTATGCCGTCAACTAACTGCGCGGTCACTACTTCAACATAATCCCCTAGTTGGAAGGTGCGTATAAAACTACGTACCCCAATACCACGATGTATGTATTCGCCAGATTCCTCAGTTTCAGCACGATCTGCCTTGACGATTAACTGACCATCTTTTACACTGACATCGATCTCGGTACTTTTAAAACCAGCTAAAGCCAACTGAACTTCATAGTGATCATCATCATTTTTGATCAAGTTATAGGGAGGGTAACCTGCATTGACGTTGTTGTCACCACGGTTCAACATGGTATCAAACAGTCGATCCAGTCCAACGGAATTGCGATAAAAGGGGGATAAATCAAGAGTAGTTAGTTTGTTCATAATTGTCTCCTTAAAATTAAGCGAACATTTTACTGTAACAAACCCCACCATGGGCATTTGTTACAATAGTATTTATACAGGATATACCCGTAATTGTCAATAATTTTTGGCTGGAAGCTGTTGGCTTTGTAACCATTTTTGCCAACGACGACGTGCCAGATTTTTAAGACGTTTGCGTTTCACCGTGGGTTTTTCATAAGCTTCGCGCTCACGTAAATCATTCATTAATCCACTTTCCTGTACCTTTTTCTTCCATTTACGTACAGCCTTTTCAAAGTTATCATTTTTAACTTCTACTGTGGAACCCTTACACATCCTGTTATCTTCACGTTGAAAGTTCATTTAGTATTTCCTCATAGTTTCGATATTTAGCGAATCCAATATGATCGCATAATTTTGCACTGTATGCGGCTACATCATATGCTAATATTTTAGACATCTTTGGTAAGACTGTATCCAGCCAAGCATCATCTAAATTATTGCACAAATATAGGTTTAAAGCAAGATCATGATCCCATAAATCATTAATTAATTTAGTCAAATTTTCCATGGTTATGTTAATTAGCAATACATTACACCCACTATCATTGATAGAATCTGGAGGTGTTATTAATTTGATTTTGCTAGCCACGACTTTCTCTACGCAGCAATGCTTTTATTTGTGCCTGCTCGGTTTCGTTGATATGGTCCAACTCTATTTCCCCACGTGCTAGCATATCCACCAAATGTCGTACGTATTCATCATTAAAAATGTATGTGTCAGTTGAATTTTTGTCTACTTCTATCCACTTGTTACCATTGAATTTAAATACTTTATGTGGCAACATATCTACTCGCACAAACATGTCTGACTTGCGTGGATTGTTGGGGAAATCTGAACCAAAACCTGCTTCGCTAGGTTGGTTTTTTTGATTAAGGTCTACTCCTTCTGGTTCTCCACGCATCTGCTCAACTAACTTGTAAAGTCCACGTAATTGTTCTAAATCATCTATATGTTTTTGTAGGTCAGCAATCTTTGTTTGCTGCTGGTTTATTGTTTCTTTTAATAAAAAGATTTCCGACTCTTTTTGTAATGTTTGAGCATCTGTTTCAGCAGTCTGCGGTGTTGAAGACAAGTATTCTGTTAATTTATCAGCTATTTCTGATAGTTCCTGTTCTTTTTGTAGTAACTGCTCTTGCGCATTGTTTAACTCTTGCTGCTTATTATCCAACGCAATTTGTAATTGATCCGCTCTAGTTAACTCCGCGCTATGTGCCACAAATAATCTATCTCGCTCCACCTGCAGATCGCTATGGGCTGTTTCCTGTACAGTACTAGCAATAGCCTCCGCTTCGGCGTCAACCTGCTGCGGAATAGCACCTAACTTTTGATTTATATCTTCTAGATCATTACCATCCGCTTCTATTTTAGGTTCCGTGTTTGATTCTTTACTTTGCTGTGGTGCTTCTTGTTGCCAACGCATACTACTGTTTGCTGCTAATATAAGAGCTACCGCTAAAGGATCAAACACCAAAACTAATATAATGATAACCCAACGCACTGCCTTTTCTAATAGGTTTTGATCAGGATTGTCACCGTAGATCAATGCAGCTACGTATTTGATGGGACCAACTTCTGCTTCAACTTTGCGCAATTGGCTGGCCACCGGAGCACGTTCTTCATTCAACTTAGCTATAGCCTTTTGTGCGGTGGCGATCTCATTCTGCAATGCACCACGTTCTCGCTGTTGGCTACGACGTAGATTAGCTGCGTTGGTGGCTCCTTGCTCTGTGCTACTGCGACTGATAGTTTGATCAACAGTTGCATCCATTTGTGCCAGTGCTTTGCGGTTAGCTTCGATATTATCACGCTGTGTCTTAATCTTTTCGTCAATCAAACTGACCTGTGCGGCGATATCCCCAGAAGGTACTCCTTGATCCATGTGGGCTTTGCTAAGAAAGCCAAATATACCCATACTTGTTATGAGCATTAAAATAGATACTGCGAAAGTCAAATAGGTTTTTAACTGCCAACTTGTTTTGTGCCAAAACTTCTTAAGCCAAACACTAGTAACAATTTTTCCAGCTTCCAACACGCTGCCCATAATAACAATAGGCCAAAACGCCGCAGCGAAGATGGCGGTTAAGCCAATTATACTGTAATAGGCCGCTACTCCACTTATTGTGAGTGCGGTGATTAATGTTAAGAAATTAAACCACATCTATTATTTAAGAGTTATTTACGAAGTATAAACTATAAATTTATTGATTGCAACTACTTCCACTCCATTTGAGCGCAAATAACACTGCGTCTTCTCCGCTTTCAAAAACAAATTCAACCACATTATTATCCCCTGGCACTCCAAAACATTGCACCTTGCTTCTGCAATTCGACTCAGTCCAATGAATCATTTCAGTTAAATGATCTTCTATGAACAGAGTGGTTTTATGTCACGTGCTGTTAAGATTATGTTGTATTACGACAGAGTTATTCATTATAGATCCACAGTATTTACCTAGAATCTATAATGAAAAAGCCCTGATTTCTCAGGGCTTAATCAATACCGCCTTCCCATTCCGAGTGGGTAACGTATTTATTACATTATGGTCTTGGGCATGTAGCCTTTGCTACCTTCATGAGGCCAATAACCACGCGGATTGCATACTAATCTGCAGGTTCCAATGTAATGATCAAAAGGTTCATGCGTATGACCAAAAGCCCAATGTGTGATGTTGGTGTGATCCAAAATGAACTCACTCAATTCCGTGTGATAGCCACCATTCATGAGCTTATCATTGGCGTATTTGGCTGCACAGTTAATGAAGCTGGGCGTGTGATGCGTGGCCACAAAGATCTTGCGATCAGCGTTTTGCTCAACTACGGTTTTGATATAGCTAAAGTCACGATTGTGTAAATCAATCATATCATGAGTGGTAAAACGTTTTTCCTTATACTTAATCACATGGAAATCGTTCATGCAGCGTTTTAGGTGATAGTGAGTGTACCAGTCGCCATTGTTGCAGTTGGTCCATAGTGTAGCACCCACAAACAGAACGTCGCCAGCGTCATAGACTGAACGATCAAGTATTCGCACGTTGTCAGGCAATACGCCAGACTGCATACGCTGTGACACGGACTCAATCTCCGATCCATAAAACTCGTGATTGCCCGGCAAGTAGAGAACAGTTTGATACTTGGCGCACTCTACTTCAAAGAAACGTAGGAATCTATCTGTAGGTTCTCCCAGCGACCTAGTAGAGTGAAAGGCCTGCAGATAATTCCTAAACTCCATAGCGTCCCCGGCGATGACCAAAATATCACCGCCGGGCAACGTGAGTTCCTTGCATTCAAGATGCAGGTCTGAAACGAGATCTACCTTAGGCATACTGCTCAAGGTCCAGCGTGTCAGCTTCCAACACCGCATCCTCATAGGATTCGGCATCAAGCTCAATTACTTGACCGTCAGCCAGTGCAGCACGATAGTTGAAATTTTGTTGATCGTAGTCGATACCAATGACAAAGTTTTCCATGCCAGACTCCTAAGTTAAAAAGCAATTATACTACCAAATTACTGCTGTGTCAACAACCGCTAAATTCTTGATTTATTACTAAAAGTTTGGCTCTGATTCCATGTTGGGATCACGTATGATGTCAAACAATGTTGGGAATAACCGCGCTTCAGTCATAATCTTTTCGCGATCTTCATTGCTCAATTCCATCCAAGCTCGCATTTTCTTTGCGGTGCCGTAACATGCAAGTGGCAGGTTCATGGCCACAAAGTTAGCCACAAATGCCAAGCGTTTTTTATTTTCAAAATCAGAAATTCCTGCAGCTCGGTAGAGATCGTTGGTCAATACTGCGGTTAAAAAACCACCAGGGTCATAACCATAGGCAAGGTAATTAAAGATCGCTTCCCTGCAATCTTCGTGGACATTGCCCCAGTTGCGATCAACTGCAAACCTGTTTTTGAAATACCTATAATGGATATTTTTCATACTGCTAGTATAGCAGTTTTGGTTGATGTTGTCAACCTTTCATATCACGTAGGTATCGCTCTAAGTTATTGTCAGCCAAGAGAATCATTGTAGCATCACTGCTGGCGAAAATACTTACATCCGAATAGACCGCATAATTGCGCCGTTGATGCAAATAGTATGGGCTATCCATTTTCTTTTGTAACAGTAACAGCAACTTGCTTTGCGCATCACCCAGTTCTATCTTGTAACTGGTGAGCTTTAGCACTTGGGTTAGGTAATCATATCCATGTACACTTAATCTAAGATTAGGTTCTTTAGGAGCATACCACCAACGATTAAAAACTTCCGTGTGTAAATTGGGATCTATACCTGCCTCACGAATAAAGGCATCTGTATAATCATGCTTGCGTTTTAGGAAAGATTTTTTCACCGTGCGTCAATAAAACTACTTCAAACTTGTCAGTTTTGAATTGCGTATTTAACTTTTTTGCTAGGTTAATAGCATGTCCTGGATTACTGAAACTGGTTTTCTTGTATTTTGGACCAGGATAATTAACTAGCATATTGCTACTTTTCAAATTGATAGGCTTGCCTTCAAAAGTTACAGACCAAATACCTTCACTACTGAGTATTTGATCGCAACGATAATTGGTTTTATTTACTTGCTCAATTAATATGGTTGGTTTAGGTCTAGACATATTAATATTTATACTATCAGTTAATGAACTATTTGAACCCACCGCCATCTGCGGCTAGTTCAGTACTGTTATTATTAGGGTTTTTAAGTTTTTTCTCCATTTCTGACACTTGATCCAGCAAAGCAAAGATTTCATGCTGTAGATCACGTGCTTCCTTAGCCCCCAATATCAGCTCTCGACCACCAGATTGATTCATATTTTGTAGTCGTTGATTGAACTTTTGTAAATGTAACCCCATTATACTTTGATATCTTTAGCGGACATAAATGGACCAAGATATGGGTATCTTTGTATCGTGATTAACTTAGGGCAGTATACCTGTTGCCAAACGCCTGCTAATTGTACAGCAAAATAACCAGCGCAATAATAACTTTTGCTTTTAGATGTTTTAGTAAACACGTAGGTTTTATGTTTTACATCGTACAAAACATTATGTGGTTTAGTAGCTGTAGGAAAACTACCAGTATCAGTAATTGGCTTAGTTTTTGCGCTGTCGCTGTAGCTGATAACAATATTTAGATCGTTAGTAAGACTTTTAATGTTCTTAAAAAAGGTACGCTTGCGCCCAGAATAATAAACTACACCTTCCTGTGTTTTTTCAATAGTGCCAACGTTTTGTGAACCGTTGTCCACTATCCAAAACCTGTCGTTTATGACTGGTTTTGCTTTCAATTTGATGTTGCAATTACTAGTGATAGGGTCTACTTTATTTGCGGTTTTCATAGTCATCTGTTAGTGCTTCCCAAAATCTATTCTCCTGTATATGTTGATCTATGTCAGCATACACTAACTTAACAATTAGATCAACATCGCCACCGCTGCGTTGATAATTTTCTCGTAATTGCCGCTCAACGTCCTCCGCTGTGCCCATGGGAAAACAAGTGGTTTCCCATAGCAATATCTCCGCTTGTTCGGCAGTTACGTTGGGCCAAATACTTTGAACCAAATCGTTCCAGGTTTTGTTATCACTCATTTGTTGTTTCTTTAGTTAATGCCAGCATAATATCAAATCGTTCCTTGGATTCTTTTAACCCTGGATGTTTTGCCATTAATGCTTCAAGTTCTGCTTCTTCACGCATCTTGTTTTCGGCCCAGCTCACTACTGCATGTAATCTAGGCCCTGCATTAAGCGTAACGGCCTGTGATACTGAGCGCCAAGACTGTCCATCAAAGATTTCCATCATTTGAGTGGTAGTGTTGTAATGGACTTCGCCCACTACATTACGCATGGGTTGGGAATTTATATATGCTGGCTGAGAAATATAAGGCTTAGGCGTCAGTGACGCGGTAAGCAACGGATCAGTAATGACAATATGATCAATCATAATACGTTTACATACTCTGTCTTGGGTGTATAGGGAAAGGTCACTGGTACTCTGCTGTCCTTATTGGTATAGGCCCCACCAGATGTTCCAATAAAAACTTTGCCATCTATATCGTATGCGCCGTTATTATCCTTGAATACATGGCTGCATCGAATATTTTGATACAGTGGTCCATCTTGCTGTGCGATTTCAACCCATTCCCAGTCCTCACCAGTTAACGGACCCAGCGGCTCAAATCTAGCCAATTTGCTAAACATATCCACGCAATAGCTAGCACTCATGCCACTATGTCCCTGCTCTGAGAATACTTTTATCAAGTCCAGCAAATTCTTGCACATGAACTCATTCATTTCCTCGCCACTGTCTAACATACCCACCGATTTGAGTTCGTTTTCTGCATGCTTAACTAGGTTGCTCATACTGGACCTACCTCAGGTTCCAATGCATCAGCCCCATAATGTTGTAGCGCATGCGTAGGACACAGCGTTCTATTCCAGCCCTGCGTATAAGTTTTTGTATCCTGCATCGCACCACAATCTTCACAGATTTTGTAGCTGAGCTCTTCTGCAAAACTTATCAAGGCATGATGTTTATCAGTGCCACCATGCACATAAAAACGTAGACCACCAAATTTTTCCTTGACCTGCACTGCCACTGGTACTTTGGCCATGGCTTCTGCTAATTCTGTGCGCGCCAGTTGTAACTGCTCATCAGAGAAATTATCCAGCTGCCATTGATTCCATTCTGACCTATCAGTGACGGTGGCCATATGTTCCTGGCGCTCAAGCCTATATTGACATTGCGTCACATCATTCATCAACTGGCGGCAAAGGTTATCAATTAATGTAAACCATCCATCGCTACATTCAAACCCCCAGACCATAGCTGTTTTAGTCATATCTCCATGCCTATCTTTGAAGATTAGGGGATATTTGCTGCACAGTAATTCATCAAATTCTTTACGCATCTTGTGCCTTCTTTTTAGTTAAACTGTAAGATCCATCACCATTGTCATGCCATTTAATAGTATCACCCTCGCGCCAGCCCATTTTGCGTAGTAAATCTTCGGGCAATGGCAGTATGAGGTAACCGTATTCGTCTTCTTCCAACTCTACTACATAGCTATTCATTCCAGATGTCCACCATAATAGTCATAAACGTGATTCAATGCTGCTAATATCTCCAGATTTGCTTCCAGATCCTCCTGCTGATATGGCTTCAGTCGTTTAATCTTACGCAAGCGAGCGATATCATCACTAACTGATTTGATATCTTCTGCCAGTCGTCGCGTCATGATGGTGTCGAAAATATCAGAATTTACTATCAGATCTTCCAGTGTGTTCATTTAAACCTCCATTGCGTTACGTTTATCAAACCATCGCAAAACATCCTTGCGATCCTCTGTGTTATTTCGCAAGATTAAAATGGCAGCGGCGATGCTATTCTCTACTTTGCTAAGGTTAAGTTTCATCTTTAGACCTGCACATTCCTGGGCTAGTTCCTTAACCACTGACGGCGATGGGTACAACCCAAAAAGAAACTTGGCTGCTAATACCAGTCCAACACGTCTGGGAAAGGCCGCACCATTCCAACACGTGATATATTGTCCAGTCTTGGTATCATGCACTAACACGGGTTTGGGGTCGATGCGACTCCAGGCCAACACACCACCATACCGCTCATCACATTCTATAGTCTTCATCATCGCTAAATTTCACCTGTAGGTCTGCGTTGTTGTAAATTTGGTCCAGTAATTCATTGCTGGGCTCATAGCCATACAGCATATATTTTACCACTCGTTTAATGCTGTCCGGCCTCAATTCATTGTGTAATACCAATGCCCGTGCAGCTAGATCACGATCAAAGTCTTGGCCCTTGACCCAGTATTCACCATCTGTGGCAATTTTGCATACTGTAATATCAAAATTATCCAAAAGATCAGCCAGTGATGGTCGGAATTTTTTGATCAATTGAACCTTGTAATCCAAATTATTTACGTAGGCCTTGAGCGTTAGTGCATGTTCACTATTGAACAGTATGTATCCGCTCAGTCGCTTAGTAACGATTTCTGATAGTTCATCAAACTGCTGTTGGTTGGCAAAAAACACATCAATATCATGATCACCCACAGACAAGTTTTGATACCAACGCAGCGGAGCACCTCCTGCGATCCAGGGACCTTGTTCCAAATTGGGTTTAAGGAAATTACCCACTAGCCTGCGATCATCTTTGTGGATCAGTGGTGCAGGTCGTTTGAATAACTTTTCAAAAAAACTTTCTTCGGCGCCTGGACCAGCATTGACGCACGTCACTTCACCATCAAACCATTTTAGGTCTTTACGTTTATTTTTTGTAAGCAGCTTGGAGAAATTCAACATATCTTTCCACTTGGTCACTGATGCGTTTTAGTTCATATTTGCCGCAGAATTTCAAAAAGTTTGCACCTACCATTTTTGAATTCTTAGGCTGGACGTTTTGAATTGTTTCATCAATCTTAAGTTTAATACCATCAGGTTGTG